GCCGTTGCGTCCTTCTTTGTGTAGAGAGTTACACCGCCGAGAGTGCCGACATAGCCGCTTCTCACGAAAGACTCAACATACTTGAGTTCGTCTGCTGCGTTCTTTCGGATAGCTGCCATATCCTTCGGATTCACGAACGCAAAGCACATAGGCGCTACGCTTGCCGGGTCATTATCGGTATACTCAATATTCAGCTCTGCTACTGCATCTGCAAAAGCTCCAAGGTCAAACTTCGTAGCAGTTACAGTCTTAGTAGCCTTTGCGAACTCTGCATACACATCTGCATTGACGGTGTTGAACATATCAACCGCCATGTGCTGAGTACCAACTGGAACAAGCATCGGGTCAGTCATTTCCTGCTCATCAAAATACTTGAACCTGTTCTGAGCAAGCAGAATAGTGTACTCCTTCTCTGCGTAGGAAACCTCAATATCCTTCGTGTTTCCCTTGCCCATTGCCAGCTTTTCCGTACCATTCGTTGCCTGATAACGGTTGATCTTCTTTGTCATGCCCGCTGTTCCTACAAGGTCGTTATCAACCTTGCAGAAGGTCTGCATATCAAGCATGGAGTTGTACTGATCTTCAATCTCGTTAGCCAGTACAAAATTGTCATAGATTGTATGTGCCATTACTCATTTCCTCCTGTAGTTTCGGTACTTTCCTTACTATCTGTACCGTCCTCATAAAGCTCTTTATATTCATCCGGGTTATTCTTAGCAAATTCAAAACGCTCTTTCAGAGATAGCTTACGGAAAGAATCGTGTGTCATTCCGCTTACTCCTGCTCCCTGCTCCGAACCAGTCTTAGGACGGGGAGTACCCTTCATTGCGTCTGCTTCAATCTGCTTTTTCTGAGCATCAATGAACGCTGTCTGATTCTTCATTACTGTATCCATATCGCCGTCAGCCATTGCCGTTGCCGTGCTTTCCGCTAGCTTCTTGTCATATCCCATAGAAATAAGCTCTGCCTGTCTCTGACTGATTGCAATATTTCTCTTGAGTGAAGCATTTTCCTCTGTCAGCTTCTTCATGTTCTCTGCGGTTTCAGCTGCTTTCGTTTCCTCATCCGACTGCTTAGAACGTAACTGCTTCTTGTAGTCGGCAGCTTCGCTGTTTGCCTTAGAAAGCTGTGCTTTTAACTTCTCCACTTCTGCGGAATTGTCAGTCTGCTTTCCTGCTTTCAGCGTTTCAAGTGCAGAAGAAATTTCATCTTCCGTCATTCCTTCCTTGTAGGAATCTCCCAGTAAATCTTTCAGATAACTCATTGTGCTTCTCCTTTGCGTGATTATGCTTTCCCTAGCAGTTTCCGTTTTATCCTCTTGTCTGAGTTTGCGATTATTGTCTTCCCTGACAATTTATTAGAAACAGGAAAATCCTGTTACCAAACGTTAGATTCTAAACGGACAACACATCGGCAATTTACATTGTTCTCCGGTTTCTCAAAGTCCCCTGGAAATCTTGCCGAGTCTCCGTCAAACGTGTAGAACTTTTCATCAAGCCCCACTTTCGTGCCTTCCAGATATGCGTGCGTGTCACGCACTCGATCATCCAGCATTGTCTGCCAGACCTTTTTAACAGTACGGGCAGGGGCATTGAAATTTTTACGTCCCCAGCTTTCAAACTGCTTTGCCCCGTCATACAGTGCGTTGTTGTATACTCTGTGATATTCAGACGTTACAAGGCGCTGTAATGCGGATTCGTTATTTTGATTCAGCGCATCAATGACACGATCTTCAAAGGTCTTTCCTGCAATATCCAGGTAAATTGCGGCATACATCAAATCTTCATCTATGCTCACGTCCCATAGCATTTTGTTGACTGCTTCAATTCCTGCCTTGTATGCCAAAATGAGGAAAGACAGAACGCTGTCAATAACTTCTTTTCGTCTTTCGTCTGTAGCCTTCGTAACCGTAGAAGAGTAAACGTAGGAAGTAAGCTTGTTGAGTTCATCAAATCCCTCTATGTAATCTTGAAACACATAATCGTCTTTCCTTACGCTCATTTCTCCTCCTAAAGAAAAAGGACTATGAGAAACAAATCTCACAGCCCCATTGGACTAACTTATCCCTTTGGATAAGCTTTAATCTTTAATTCGTAGCTTTCTTTTAATTTCCACTACTACTACTTTTCCCTGTTCGATCAGGACTTCCGCTCTGTTGCCGTGTCGTAGGATTGCTTCGATCTCTGCCGTTATCTCCGGAGTTATTGTCGGACTCATCATTCATCTCCTGCTGCTGTAAAAATATTTCCTGTTGCTTTTCTTCCTGCTCTTTGGCGTAGTCTTCGCTGAGAGTATATGCAAGGTCACTGTCAACAAAAAGCCCACAGTGCTCAAACGCAAGCCTGGGATGAATCTTTGTATTCTTAAGCATCAAGTCAAGCACTTGCGCCTTCTGGTAAATGTTCTCATAGTTTCTCCGGGTAAACCGGATTTCCACATCACTTACTTTAAGTTTCATGTCCCGGAGTGTCTGACAAATTCTTAAAATCAGTTTCAGAGTAAGCCGCTCCGATTTCTTGAACATCAGCTCTGAGTCTTTCGCCCTTGCTTCGGCGGAACTCCATCCGTCACGCATAATGACCGCAGAACCAGTATCAGAAGTGGAAGTGCCACCGTTCCGGTTCGGCATACCGCATATAGTAAGCACTGTCTGATACAGATGGTCTTGCAACGTCTGTGTCTCTCCCTGATTGAGAGTTGACGTAAGATACGACACTTCCGCTTTCATCTGAGGGTCAATATCGCGATACTTTAATGCGCCTTCTTCTCTGAGTGCGTCAAAATCATCGGAAGAAATATCTGTATTGTGGAACAACATAAGTGCTTGTACAAACTGTTCCAGTCCGTCAAGCCTGTTACTATCTGTCGTGTTGATTGCGTCAAGCAACGGAATCACAAGCTCAAACGCTCCGAGCCTTGCGATATTGAGGGGATATTCGATAATCGGAATCATACCAAGAGGATTGCCGGAATGATTTTCAATCGTCCAGTTTGTCACTTCCCAGTATTCGTGTTCCGAGTAACAAGAGTAATGAATTACGCTGTGTTCGTCCACAACGTACTTGACTCCGAGAATCGGCTTGTTTCCAAGCCCGTTCTCATAAATGACAAAAGTATTCCGTGGGTCAAGAGTATATATCTCAAACGGCGATTCATCCTCTTCCTGATCTGCCATAGCATCCGGAAGAACCATACGGAATGCCGTACCGCAAATATGGAACCAGTCTGCAATCTCCTTGTCCTTTGCTGCTTTTTCCTCTGCGAACACATATTCGTTGAGCTGTGTAATCGGTTCAGTAACATCTTCACTATTTCCTCTGGAAACATACTGAATCGGTTCGCCCATGAGATAACCAGACTTGAACGTTACAATCTCATTCGCCCGATTCTCTACAATCTTGTTGCAGATTTCCGGTCGAACTTCCTTCTTGCGCTGTAGAATCGGCTGTCTTCCCTTGTAGTAGTTGTACAAGTATTCAATCTCTCTCCGATTCTTCCAGTGAGTAGGGAGAGATTTACGCAATACGTCAATTATGTTCTCACTATTCACTTCGCTGTAGTCTGTAGTAATCATCCGTCTGCCGTGAAGCTCCATGACGCAGTTACCCTCCTTCCCTACTATCCTACTTTTTATTATAGCAATTCTTCAATGCTTGTCAACAAGTTATCCACATTATAAGCATTGACAACTCTTTGGAGTATCGTCATAATATTAGTGAACGATCAAAATCGAAAAAGGAGACGTGCTATGAAAAACGAAAAATTATATGGTGTGTGGAAATGTATGCGTCAAAGATGCAACAATCCTAATAACAAATCATACATAAACTATGGTGCAAGAAATATTCGAGTGTGTGAAGAGTGGGACTCATATAAGGTGTTCAGAAAATGGGCACTTGATAGCGGCTACAAGGAAGGATTAACCATAGACCGCATTGATGTAAATGGAAATTACAGCCCATCTAATTGCAGATGGGCTGATAGAAAAGAGCAGGCACAAAACAAAACTGTTACAGACTGGATAACAATAAACGGAAAGACTAAATCTCTTGCTACATGGTGCAGAGAATATAACGTTCCCTATAATACTGTTCATAGCCGAATATTCCGCTATGGCATCAGTCCATTAACTGCACTAACCATGAAAAACTCTCGCATTCATTATGTGACAATAAACAACATCCCATACCCTTTATTCAAATATTGCAAGGAACACGGAATTAGTTGCAATGCAGTAAGGCACAGAATATGGAGAGGAGAAACAGAAGAACAAGCTATTTCCCACTATCTTTAAAGAAATTACCACACTCTTTTTGTTACTTCGCAGTTACCTTTAACGAACATTCTTAGTGAATTTTCGAGCATAGCCAAACTATCTACGGCATCATCATGCGGCACTTTTCCGCTTCGGGTATAAGTGATAACCTGTTTCATAAATTCTGCATACTGAGAGTTTCGTTCATACTTACTGCTGTCGAGAAAATAAAAGTTCTTCAAGATATTATCAGACGCAAACTCAATTCTTGTCTGCTTGTTGCTGATTGTCCTCTTTGTCCGGACAGAACATTTTCCACCGGAGTCTCGCATGAGCTGTTCCACGTCCCGAGCAAAGTAGCTCCCGGCATTGTTGGACTCAAACGTACAAGCTACTACTTTGTGCTCCATGAGCTTTTTAGCGCACTCTGGTTTTGTCACTTCCGGAGGTGCATCATCAAATACTACGTCCACCACATAGACTTCATCTCCGTACACCGCAGCTATAGGCATAGCGCAGTAGTCTTCTCCCTTGTCAGCAGTATCACATACAGCAATCACAGAATCCGGGTCACGGTCAATCGGAAGTTCAAAGAACCGATTCAGTTCTCCCTCCGGGAAAAGAATTCCTTTTGCTTCAAACGGCTGCTGCTGAAACTCTGACTCCCACTGCTCCGCAGAAAGCATTTCCCTTTGATCTCTGAAATACTGAGTCGTGAACACCTTTCGTCCTTCACGCTCATACTCGAAGTTGCTTTCGTCTGTCACCGGGTCAAGTGCAGGAGTTTCCATAACGCACATCCGCTTTCCCTGCCTTTTCATTTCCTCCTGTAAGTGTCCTATCGGGTCATACAGAGAATAGCGTGTACCACAGATAACAATAGGCGTACCCTCAATCGCACGTCCGATAATATCACCAGAGATAACTTCCCACTTGTCATCCAGTCTCTGTCTGTTCTTCGCTTCTTCCCTTCCCTCTACACAGTCATCCAGATACAGAAGGTTCGTAGCTTCGGACAAACCAACCTGTCTTGCGTCAATGGAACGGCACATGACCGTAGGAAATCTTGACTTGTGCAAAAGATTAAGCGTCTTTGTGTCCGCATTGGTCTGTACTAGTTTCGACTCCGGGAATATATCGTAAAAGTGATAGTCGTTTGGCTGCTGTATATATTCCAGTACACCCAGATAGAACGACTTCACCAAATCATCACCCGTTCCCTCCATCAGCGTACTTCTGTCTGGATACTTCCCAGAGAGCATTGCTGTGAAGTTAATTCCTAGCTGAGACTTTCCGCTTCGCTTCGGCATACTGATACTCAAGAAGTCCAGTTCTCCGTCAAGAATTTTCTGGTATGCGTCAACATACCGTTTCAGATAGTGTCTCCGGGGAAGATAAAACTTCTTGTCGAGTGGCTTTCCGTACTCTACCGCCTGTAAGTACGCATCAAAGTAGAATGGTGCATCAAACACAAGTGACCGGAACAGGAGGTTGGAGAACTTGTCTGCCACATCAAAGTCTCCCTCTCCAAGTGTCTTATTCAGTCCGTTTCGTATGGCTGTCTGAAAATCCCTATTCCTCTCGTGTGCTTTGGAGTGGTTTACTCCGTCATAGTCCTTGAACAGAGAGAACATATCCTCATATGCCGACACGTCAGCAGGATTTTTCAGTATCGCTTTTTCTATTCCTTTTCTCACAATCTCATAGTCCATATTTACCTCCACAAACAAAAAGACTGCCTGTAGCACTCTTGCTACAAACAGTCCCATTGGACTAGCTGTGACTTTATCACAGCTTACATATTCCCGTTTACATAGTCACAAAACGCTTTAGCGTGACTCATATTCTTAAACTCGTAGTGTCCTGTCAGACAGTTAATTTTAATCTTGTTAAAGCATAGCACACCGGAGTATTCGCAGTACTGTATCTTGTCAGCAGGAGAAACAATTCTCTTAAATGCCGCAGTTCCTACAAGTTTTCCGTCCTTAAATGCCAGAGTGTTTACTTCCCTGTCACCCACGCATAGCAGGGCAACCACCACTCCACATACCACCATAGCAGTAGCAGCGGCATCTCCCCACTCACTTATGCCGCCTACCACCAGTACAATGGCAAGTAGTCCGGGGAGGATATACGGTATGACATTGTGTTTAATTTTCATGGCTTCTCCTTTCCAGTCTGAGAATTTCAGATTGCCTATATAACTTTTCTATATAACGACTCTATAAGAGACTTTATAGTACCTGTCTGAGATTTTCAGATTAACTACATCAAAGCAGAATCAACATAGTCAAATCTCCAAGAATGATTAAATTACTCCAACTCAATTTCTTCTTTATCGTTCTTTACACAGACTGAGTATCCGAGAGTGTTCATGATATGGATAAACGTGCTGATGCGAACATCACTCTTGAGATAGTTTGTAAGGCTTGCGGCAGACTTTAACTGCATGGTTGTAGCAAGCTCTTTCTGTGTAACTCCTGCATCGGCTATTGCCTTTTTCATCACTTCGTTTGCGTTCATGTGATACCTCCTTTTGAGACTAGTATAGCAGAGTTTATGTATTTGTCAATACGTGAATGTATAAACCTTTTTAGTTTTGCGAGAAATTTTAAGGTTCCCCCGGCGCTCGTGTAGGCTCTCCGCATATCCCCCGCCCCGGTTGCCGTGATCGATCAGCGACACGTTGTACAGATACCAAACACGCAAGCCCAGAACGCAAGCGGCACGCTGTCCGAAAAACATTTTATAATTTATTGATTTACGTATTGACATATTCATGTATTAGCGTATAATAAAGATAGTTAAAGAAACAAGCAAAGCACAAACAGGAGGTGCTAAACATGAGAAAGACAATAGCAGAGCAGAGAGCGGAACAGGTAAACGAACTGTACAAGCGCAATGAATCATTAGGACGTGACAATGCTAGCAGACTTATGAATAGCTTTTACCGCTATGTTGGTTTGAGAGTCCGCAACGTAGAGGACGACAACAACGAAAGTACAGCCAATAGCAGATGGCACAAAGCTAATGAAGACCGTGAAGAAAGATGGCTTGCACGTCTTGAAAAACAGTTCAAAGAATACGGTTTGATCATTGTATTCTATGGTATCTATCCCACAATCACAGAGCATGAAGGGGACAACGAAACAATCTATACATACTACTACAACGACTAACAG